CCCTATTCTTGGAAAGACATCCCTCAAGGACATCAGTAATCACCTCAAGGGGAAACCTGTCGGTGGCTGCTGTAAGGTCAACTGAGTAGAGGCAAGGGGCCTCCCACTTAGTGACCATATCCTTGAAAGAACCCTGGTTGAACGTCACATCTTGAGGGATCTGACGGAGAATCTGGAAAAGGAAGTCATGAACCGGCTTAAGGCAACTCTGAGACCAAAAGTCCAGAATTGCAATGACCCGGGTCTTGCCCTCCTTATCCGGAATCCCCACCACTCGCCTGGTAACTTGGGCCTTTGCACCATCCGGTTTAACACCGGGGGCCAGGGGTTCAAGATGGCGGGTGAGTGGTTCCAGATCCTTCTCCAGGAGATCTAGCCTTTCGGCTAGGTCCCGGCCACCAAGTACTTTCATTGCCTTCTTCTGGCCCTCGGACAGGTGTCCGAGGTCATGGAGGGCCGTGAAAATCGCAGGTCCCCCCGTGGGACCTGCCTTGGTGGAGAAGTGAGTTTCCGTTCAGTAGGAGCTTCGTCGTCCTGGCATCCTAAAGCGTTCCTTCATCTCTTTCCAAAAAGGAGAGAGACTATCTTTCCACGAACCAGTGTCGACCCTTTGGGAGTCGGCAGTGATCGTAGAAAGGTCTACCTTCACAGGTAGATGGAAACTCCGTAGAAGTGTCAGAGCTGTGAGCACAACCCTAACTGAGTCTAGAGACTCAGGTTTGGCGTGCGTCGCTTTCAGCGCCACACGAGCTACGGACTCGCCAAGGAAGTTACGGACGCGAAGTGTCTGCAGTCGCCGTTGAGGCGTACCTGGAGACGCCGCAAGTAGGAGGAGGAACTCAACTCGTGCCTTCTTAATGAAGGTCAGAGCTGCTTTCACCCCCCCGAACTTGAGGTGGTGCTCCAGGAGCCTGAACAGCGTCATACAGGCGTTCTGGGACCCGGCAGCGGGAAAATATTCCCGCCGAGCCCAGTCTCAAATCTGTTTGAGAAGGGCCCACCTTTTGAGTGGGTCAGACTTCCGGGGTTTCCCCCGGCGAGTCCGATCCCGCTTGGAAACGGGACCGTTCTTGACAGAGAAGAGTTTA